CGCACAACACCACTACTGCTATGCTGCGGTGGGCCTCTTCCAGACTTCCGGAAGGTTTCATCACGTTGAACTCACGCCTTAATTTATCGGTCCATAAGGGGACGGCTGCTACAAGCAGGTGCTCACTGTACGCTGGTGAGTCAAGCGCCTCTGACGGGTCAATCAGGGTTGCGTTAACCTTGCAATCTCAGGCCTAAGGGATAGTAGGGACCGGAAATGACCACCCACACCTTTATTACCAGGGTGTTACTCGGGCAAGCTCGAGTGGTCGGGGGATTGGGGGAGGAGGATTATCACACCTCTTCTGGAATTATTTCAGAATATCCAGTTGTTCCTTACTCGTGTTTCTCAAACTTAATTAAATCGTGATTGTGGGATCTAACACACTCAGTACAACGTCCACGTTACAAGTACCAACAATGGTGTTGGCAATTGTAGCCACAACCGTACTGGCTGTAGCCACAAAGTGACTTGAGATGGAACATTGGTTGAGTCCTGATCCAGTGGAGAAACTAGAGAGACTATCGCTTACAAGGATCTGTAAGCCGGTAGCTCCAGTTAATGCAACTGACGGATTTGAAGAAGTGGTGGTGGCCACCCAAAATATGGTAAGCACATATTTGGTCCCTGGTTGTACGTTGTTGATTGTGATCGAAGTGGCGTTAATGGAAGCAGATAACTGTCCGGATCGTAACACTGCAATGGTACCTAATGGTGATGCTGTGCTTGCTGAGGTTCTATATACGTGTAATCCTTCAGCTTGATCCAGTGAATTCACTGTAGCAAGTACTGGTTTGAAGAACTCAACACAGTAAGAAACCCACAACTCACCAAGTACCTGACTTGGATTGTTTTGGGTAATCACTTGTGTGAGACCGAGATCATACGTTCTAAGATCTTGTCCAGAGGGTACTGGGCCAGTTCGAACATTGTACAATTTCATTTGTTGTTCCTCACTCTTGCATTCAATCATGTGGGCCAATCCTAGAGTTGGTTTGACTGATACAGCGAATTCAGCATTTTCTGCCTCTTGGCGCGAAGTATATGGTGCCTGATCTGAGTTATAATTTGTGGTCAACACAATAACTCCAGGAGCTCCGCTTGTCACGAAGTCAGTAATTAGGGGTCTGAATTCGAAAATCAACCCGTGGAACACATATTGCTGATAATTTGCAGCAATGGTGGATAACCAGGGAAAGGTCTCACTCATACCAGGATTCAAATTGTAAGAGAGGTTGTTAAACGCAGCGGCACCAGTCACATCTCCCAGATATTCTCTATGACACACTATATTAGTAGCATGTGTAGAGCTAAATTTCGGGGTCTGTCCGGATAGAACATTGTAACCTGGTTGGGGTCCCATGGTTACGTAGTCGCCAGATCCAAATATGGATCCGATGCCTGTGCCTAGCCATTTTCCGATTCCACTTGCGGAAGTGAAACCGGTTATGTCTGCTAGTCTCTTACCAATGATTCCTCCAACATCACGAAATGGGGTGTTGTTGGATTTCTTCTTTGGTTTAAGTTTGAGGGCACTCATTTGTTTACGCAGTTGAGCAATTTCTGCTTTTTGGGTTTTCTTAGACATGGTATTGGATGCCAGATGTCTAGACTGGGACTATACATCCCTACCAAACCAATATACGGGGCCGCCGTGTAGTCTCTTGGCATTTTGTTTAGCACTAAAATGATAGTTTTGGGGCATTATTGGTAGGAACCCAATGGAGGACGGGATTACACAGCAATAGGAAGATCCACATAGATGGGATGTGGAACTCCAGTTGCTGATAAGGGTGAGTTGCGATATTCCTCCTCGATCGCAATTTGGCATGCAGGATCTATGCCAAAAGCCAGGTAAAAGGAGAACCTGGTCTCGGGACTTGGAGTGGAATGGCGACGATCCATTCCAAGCCCTAGTGCCAACATTCTATCAAGATCGAAATTCTTGCATGGTTTTGCACCACATGCAGCTCTGATGAGCGCAGAATAAAAATCTTGTAGTATAGGGATACCTCCAGTCATACTCAAACCACCTGTTCCGACACCAGCGAGCCATCGCTGGGCTAATTTTGGGGTGTTGATAGGAAGTAATGCTATATTATCTTTTACAATCACTTTTCTGGGATCACGGACCATGATGTAACCAGTGTCAGTTAACACGGGATTGGCAGAACAGAAAGAAACTTGTTCTAACAAACACACTGGTTGTTCAATGGTCATTGTGAAACCCATAGCTGTGAACCATTCAGATAGTCCGGTCATGAAACGTTGCAAGTTCCGTTTACTCATGAAGACGACACAATCATCTCCATCGTTTACTAACTTGATGTCAACGTTCCGTTCCCGGGCATAGGTCCACACCATAGAAGACATGATCAGACAATTGCCTAAACTAGTGTTCATATCACCAGACATTCGACATCCATTCGTTACATAACGAATGTGTCCACCTGGTTGATTAATGTAACACTTGTTAACCAATTGCTGTCGGAGTAAAGATCGGAGCTCTTTAGAGTGATAGTACATGTCATAAATGCCATGTTCCCACTTAAGAGCGTCTTTACTCACATGCTGGTCGAACCGTGATGCATCGAGTCCAACAGCGACAGGATCGTCGAAACTGTTAAAATGTGACTCAATGACGCGTGCGCGTTCGACCATATTCATGCCTTTCATGATTGTTTTGGAGCCAAAGATAGTATTGACACTCTCATAAATTTTCTTCTCGATAGGCTTGAGATACCTACCAACACATACATTGTACCTCGGACTACGTGGTTGAATAATCCGGGGAACAGGCACCTTCTCACGAAACTGATATTTTTCACACTTTGTGAATGCTTGAATATAAGAATCCTTCTTAGTGAGTGGTCGAATCTCTAGGGACTCTGCTGCTTGTAGATAAACGTTCTTTTTGGGAGCCTGGTAACTAAGAGCGAACTCTTTATTAGACATCGGGTTGCCATAAATAACGTTTTTCTTAAGCAGTCGAGTGATTTCCGACAGTACACTTGAGAAGTGAGAAGGTGCAGGCCGAGGGGGTGATACAAAGGCACCATTTGCTTTCACAAACAGTACTCTCTCTTTCACGGCTGCCTCGGAACAATGCAATGTGTTGTTGTAAACAGCGTATTTTCCATCAGGTGAGAAACCTGATAGCAGATACGATCTACGCTGCTTTTCGGATGCACCCAGCGTTGGTACTACCAGAAGGTTGGGATGGTCGGGAGCTGTGCTTTTGGCACAATCCATCCCTGGTAGTAACGTTGGGCCTCCTCAGCCACGTTG